TTTCTGCATGTATTGTAATGACGCAGCGGTGTTAATCCCAGTTTGAACCGGGTTAAAATTTGCCATGAAATCATAATTTGCTAGTGGTAGTGGTGTAAATGCCATCGCTCTCTCCTATAACCAACCTAAAATATCAGATCCTATAGAACCAAGGCCACTTAAAAAGCTACCACCACCTGAGCCAGTACCACCGCCGCCAAATAATCCGCCGAACATGCTAGACATCCCGGATTGATTTTGTTGATTTTTTGCAGCTTGCATCATGGCTTGATTTTGTAGAACCGATGCGAGTCCTGATGCCATATTATTTGATGCATCAAACCCCTGCGTTTCTAGCCCTTGCATCCCTTGCAATCCAGAGTTATAGACTCCTGTTGCATGATTTAAATAATTTTGGTAACCCTGATCAGCCATATTTGACGCAATCTGAGCACCAAACTGTTGTGACTGAGGACTACCAGCCATGCCTCCGGCGGCTTGCGCCTGATTCGACCCCATCAGTGCCTGGTGTAAATTAAATTGGTAGCCAGGATCTTGTTGAAATCCTTGACCCATACTGCTTAAAAATTGACCAGGATTCATCATATTTTGGTAATTTTGCTGCATTTGAGGCAGTAGTTGGTGACCCATGTTCGAATACGGGTCTAATTGTTGATGATAAACTCCTGGAATCTGGTTGTAGTATTGATTTGGGTCAGGTCCCATTGCTCCACCAAGCAGAGAACCTAAACCCGCACCAAATAATGTTCCGCCAACGTTGAAATTAGAATTGCTGCTAGGGTTCATGTTGTAGTCACCTTCTTGATTGTGTTGTTAAACCCAACATAGAGCGCATTGTCAGTTGAGTTGAAAATAAATTTTCCATTTCTTTGGTCAGTTGGAATGTTGGTAATCTCGTCATTATTCATTTGATGATAAGTATTCATCGTACTAAATTCATAAGCTGTTGAAAAAGTTGGAAATGTTCCACGTGCAACAGGCATATTGAACATAGGCGCCTTATTCGTACTGTTATAGAGAACCGCGCCTTCTTTTTGGACTTTGTTCAGCAGACCTATAACACCAACATCTTGATGCGGCGTAATATAACCTTCGTTTGACACGTTGTTTTGCAACTGACTAACGAGCTGTTGTAGGCAGACGCGCCAAGATTCTGATATATGCCCTGTATCTGTCACGAGTTTCTCGAGCGGGAGTTTTGTAAAATTCATTGCAAATACTCCATATCAATGGTCCCTGACAAAATCACAAACCGAAATTTGCTGTAAAAACGAATTTGTATGACCAGGTCGTTAAAACGACCCAGTGTTGTTATCAAGAATCGGTTTTTTCTGTTACCCAGCTTGTTGCCAACAACACGTGTGAAATGGCCGAAGGTTTGTCCACCATCTGCAGACGTTGCAACATCTATAATTTGTGGCTCACTGCTATTGCCTTGCTCCATGACAAGTGATAATTGGGATGCGGAGAAAAATTCACCGTTTGGCAATGAGATCGGCGGCAATGTTCGTGATCGTGGTATTTCGTTGCCAATATCTTTCGGATCTATCGAATCACTGTACGTCGTGAGTTCAGTGCTCATTTCATAGAGTCCTGAACTAACATTTGAAATGAAATAATGCTTATTGAAAAAAAACACAGCATTTTTTGCTATGTGGGCGCCTAGCAATACATTTGATACTGTTGAAAATTTCTGCTCATTGAAATCGTACAGATAAGAGACATTGTCTGATCGAAAATTAATTTGATAGTACAGGTGACCATCTATTTTGAAGAAAAATGCGTCTGAATCTTCTGGTTTTTCTAAAGATGATAATTTAAAGTTGATTCCATCTTGGTCAATCTGTGTGGGTCGTCCGCCCGTTGATATTAAAATTACCGGTGCTGAATTTTTGTTGCTGCCGAGCCACGCTACAATATCCGCTTCTTCTTGATTGATTGATATTGTGCTTTTTGATAGCGTTTTGTTATTTAAACATCCGTAGCCAATTGATATTGAGTTATCTCGCTGGTAAGGAAAAAGGTTGTTCCCTACCACGTCACCCCAGATTTCCGTTGCATTTTTCCCAAAAACAAGAAGTTGCCGCCCAACGGTTATAACTGCTGACAAAACTTCCGCATCTGTCTCAAATTTACCAATGTGTTGCGCATCAAAAGGCCAGCTTAAACCATTATTAAAATCACTTAATCGCCATTGGTTTGTGTTTCCATCGCAAGCAATGAAATATGTATCTTGGAATGTTACGTAAACTGGAGAGAAATCAGCTATAACATGTTTTTTAAACTCACCAGTTTCTATGTTGTATATATAAATATAGAACCCATCGGCAATTGCAATTTGATTTGCGTTGTTTTCTGAAATGAAGACCGCGCCTTCGGTTGTTTCAAGAGACCCCACGAATGAGAACGCAAGATTATTATCAACTACGTATACGCCCTCTTGGATTACAACAATTAAGTGATCAAATTTAATAGAGCTATATACTTGTCTTGCGCCTTCTTTGAGACCTGGAACAATGTCGAGACGCAACTTATACCCATATGATGGTAAAAGGCCACCATCTGACATAACCATGTTGAATGATGATTCGATCGATTGCTTTTTGTATCGAGCAAAACCGGTACCACCCACAACATTGATTGGTACTGTTTTTCTCATGGCGTATAGCCTCTTCCAATATTAATGTCACCAAGATTAAGATTATATCCTTGTCCGAAGAATCCAATTTTCTTAGATGACATATCCATTGCAGACACTTCAGGAATCTTGTTTTCAAGTGATGCTAATGTTTTATTTTTTTGATCTGAAAATGGCAAGTTATTAAAATCACACAATCTGCTAGCCAATTTGTACATAAGGTACTGTATATAAAATTTCTCAGCTATTGGGTCCAGATCTGTATCTGCTGTAAATTCTGAAAAATTAAATTGACCAACTATTTGAGCAGGAAAAGCCTGATTTGGAACAAAATATACAAATACATCCATTCCGCCAACGGTTCTTTCAGTTGTATATAATCCTGGAAGTGAGCGTATTGCATTGATTCTTGGATCACCCCAAAAATGTTCACGCCCAACATAAGTCATTGCATAACGAACCTGGTTTAAAAAAAATGTGATAGTCGAAAGTTCAGTTAGTCGCGGTATAAAGTATTTTTCAACTCCGGGAGTTAATACAAGGTCATAACGGTCGTAATAAGGTATATAACGACCGTTACTTCCTAATTCTGAAATAATAAAATTTAGGATCATTAATCCTTCTGATAATTGCTGCCCTTGCATCACATTAGCAGACGCACTATTTATATTTGCTAAATAGTACGACATATTTATTAATTCAGAAACTATCATGTCATTCCAACTAAACTTGGCTTAGTGGGATTGCAATGCGCATTGCGTACTCTGGAACTAATTTAGCTCCGCAAATTACCTGCAACGCCCATTGTTTTTGCGCCTGGTTCATTATGAAACCTTGGTACAAACGCATACTAGCTCCAGTGTCCTTGTCTGTAATAATGCTAGATTTGAATGGATCAGTGTCTGGAAGCTCAGGCATTGCAAGATACAACGCATTTCCAGAGTAGATTACGCCAACTGCATGACTTTTTGCTCCAAGAACCTGCATTCCCGCTTGTAAATCAAAGTTAATGCTTTTATTTTGCAATCCTTGAGTAATAGCCTGGGTTGGACCAAGGATTGGGTAATGAACATTTATAACAACGTTTCCGCCTAAATCTGAAGCAGCATCATTTAAAGATGAAAACTGAACTTTAGATGCAGAAGGCGAATGTCCAATATACGTTAAATAACGAATATTTGGGAATCCTGGAACGCCGTCTTGGAATGTAAATAAATCATTTGCCTTAACTGCATCTGGGTCATTAGGGGCTGCACCTGTGAATGTTAATTGTTTTCCGTCGACAGATACTGCAACTAATGTTAGTGTTGTACCTGTTTCGCAAACATTTCCAGCATAATGAGTTTCATAGATGTTTGTTTGATTAAATGTTGCTTTAGAATATGAACCCAATCTCCACGTTTCTGCAATATCATTATTTCGGTCAGTAGCAAATTGACTAAGACCTGTTCCGATAATTTGAGGAACGATGATATCAGGAAGAATGACTTGCGTATCATTTTGTGCTGCACCAAAGTTTCTAAATTTTGCACAAATTTGAGCTAATTGCTGGAAACTATTAATTTCTGTTATACCGTCACCGAAATATCTAAAAGTGTTTTCTGGAATGACGGCTGATACAACTCGCTCTACGCCAGTACCAATTTCAGCAACAGCAGAAGCCGCAAATTCCGACATGAAATTTCCGATATCATTTTCATCTGCATCGTCTTTATCAATGTTGAAGATTCGTTCTTGATCAGTCGCAGTGTATGGAACCGATAAAACTTTATCCGCTGTTAATGCAAAGAACTGCTGTTGTAATGATTCTTGTGTAACAACGCCCAATGTATTTTGCAAATAGAAGCGTGGAGGCATTGAATAAGTGATTGTATCACCAAGGTTGGCAGCATTTTTATTAAAATCCTTACCCTTCATATTACATATATTAATGTAAACGTTTTGGTTTGAAAGCAACGCAAGAGCGCTTTTGTTGTAGGTTTGTACGACCTGTAATTGATTAGCCATTGTAGATAAACTCCAAAAAAATAATTAATTTTAGTTATCGACAATGGCTTTATTTTAGCGAGAATATTTTCTCAAAATATCTGATTTCCTAATATCAGAAATTGATTTTCCGCCAATACCATTGTCAATCGTTATACTAGATTGTTTTATGGATCCGATCGGCGCTGGCGCTTTAGGTGAATTTACAGCTTTTTGATTTTTTACAATAGAAGAAGCAAGTTTTTCCATTTCAGTTAACGCACCTTCCGGGTCTCTCTGAGCTAGTGTTTCTATATCAGAAAGTTTCAGTCTGTTGTTAACC